CCGACCCCGCCGAGCTTCTGGCCGGCATCAAACGCTTTGCGACCGACTGCCAGGGCAAGGACCCGCAGTTCGTGGCGCACCCCGCAACTTGGCTGAACGGCAAACGCTGGCTTGATGAGCCCGGCCTGCCGCTGAACGGAGGCTCGAATGCCCAACGTCACTTCGCTGCCCGCGAAACCCCAGAACAGGCAACTCACCGTCGCCGCGAAGCCCTCGCCAACGCCTTGGCTCGCCGCGTGGCAGCCGGCGGAGGAGGTGCCGGTGCCCATTGAGACGGTTCGCCAAGCCATCACGGAGCACGAGGCTTCGCTTGAGCCGGCGGACATGCGGGTGGTGATCGTGGAACTCGACAAGGTGTGCGCTGTGCACGGAACGCCGGCCGGCTGGGACGGCATGGTCGACGACTATCTGGAGGCGTTCGACGGCGTGCCATTCGACCTCGTGAAAGTGGCGTGCAAGCATGCCCGGCTTGACCTGAAGTTCTTCCCCAAGCCCGCCGAACTGCGCGCGCCGATCCGGGATGAGTTGAACGCCCGCCGCGACACGCTGCGCCGCCTGCGCACGGCGGAGATGAAGGCCAAGCCCGCCAAGCACCAGCCCGAACCGCCGCGCGAGCGCACCCCGGAAGAACTGGCCGCCGTCGCCGCCGCGAAGGAAGCCGCCCTACAGGCCCTGTCCGCCGGCCCTGTGAAGGCCATGCCCGCCGAGCGTGACGACCTGAAGCCTCAGCGAGACGACAGCACCGCCGCCGCCCGCCGCCGAGTAGCCGAAGGTCTTGCCGGCTTCCGGAAGGTGGAGCGCACCGCCCAGCCGTGGGGAGACTCACAGTGACCGAACCCTACTACGCCTATTCCGCCAAGAGTCGCGCCCACCTGAAGCGGCTTGCCGAAGCGGCCGCCGACATGCCGGCTTGCCAGAAGATCGCCGTCACCGCCCGCTGTTTTGCCGATGGCCTGATGGTCATGCCGTTCTGGGTGCGCATCAGCCTTGCTCTCGCGATCTGGAGGCATGGCCGGCTGCTGGCCTACTTCGCGTTCTTCTCCCGGATGGACAAGGCCAAGCCCGGCGCCGCTGACGACGCTTGGGATCAGATCATCCGTCACATGCTGGACGGGAAGGACACCGAGCAACCCGGTTCGGTCGGGGGCTTCTGCCAGCGGGAACTGGACATGTTCGTCGGATACCTGCGCGACGCGCGCCGCATGGAGGGATGACAGCATGACCGAAACCGCTATTGTCGCTCTGGTGCTTTTCGGCTGGTGGCTGACGGGGGCCGCGTCCATCGCGGCTTACCTGATCTGGTCAACCGACAGGCTGAACCGGAAGTATCCGAACCAGCGGCCTGACCCTCTGCTGACGGTTGGTGACCTGATCCCCATGACCCTGTTCGGGTGTGCCGGGTTATTGGCTGCCGCCGCCGTCGCGGCTGGGGCTCTGGCGCTCATCGTCAGCGAAGGTCGCTTTTCGCGAAAGGTTCTGATCCCTGGCCGGCGGATGGCTTCCCGATGACGACCACCCGCGAAATCTGCGCTGCCCAGAAGCGCGTCGCCTCGCTTGTCGCCTCAGGACTGGCGGACAAGGAAATCGCCCGAGACATGGGCCTGTCGCTCGGGGCGACGAAGGACCGGGTAAAGCGCCTTCTCAGCCACGCCGGAGCCCGCAACCGCGTCCAACTGACCCTGTGGTGGCTGCGCCAGACCGGCCAGCTTCGGGAGACTGCCCAATGATCTGCGGCGCTGAAGCCCACGCCACCGCCGCCGACCAGCGGTTCATGACCTACGCCCGCCATCAGGCCGCCAAGTCCAAGGACCCGTGCAAACAGGTCGGCGCCGTCGTGGTCGGCCCGCTCGGCGAGATCCGGGCAATCGGCCACAACCGGCTCCCCGGTGATCGGGACTGCCCGGACACCTACGCAGACAAGCGCCGCAAGCGTGAGCGGATCGTCCACGCCGAGGTGGTCGCCATCACGTCCGCGGCGCGGGCCGGTGTCGCTCTGGACGGCGGCACCCTCTTCGTCACCCACCCGTGCTGTGCGGACTGCGCCCGGATGCTGGTGGAAGCGGGGATCGTGGAAGTCGTCTGGCCGGAGCAGGCGACCTTTTCGGAGCACTGGCAGGAGAGCTTGCGGGAGGCGGAGGACGAATTCGCTCGGGCGGGGGTGAGGGTCCGGAGGATGGTAGCATGACGCGCGTTCTCGTCTGCGGTGGCCGTGACTACCAGGACCACAAGCGCGTGTTCGCCGAACTGGACCAGATCCACGCCGAGCGGGAAATCAGCGTCGTGATCCACGGCGCCTGCATTCAGCGCGGCATGCTGTCCGGCGCCGACCGGTGGGCAGAAGCGTGGGCCATCGCTCGGGAGGTCCCGTACTGGGGCTTCCCGGCCCGCTGGAACATCGACGGAGGCGGCAAGGCTGGACCGATGCGAAACGCCCGGATGCTGGAGAAGGCCAAGCCGCACATCGTGGTCGGCTTTCCCGGAGGGCGCGGCACCAACGGCATGCTCAGGATGGCGCGCGAGGCTGGCGTGATGGTGATCGACGCCGCATCACAGCCGAACGTCACTGGATAGCGTTTCCCACCGATCCTGGGCGCGCTGGATAGCCTCCGCCCGAAAGGATGCTTCACGATGGCTGAGGTAACCAGAACGCGCTCCACGGCCTTCTAATCGAGACATTCAATCCGACAAAGGATGCTTTCCGAATGGTGATGCATTCCAGGGGCGCCCCACCCGAGATAAACCGCCGCGCGACCATTTCCCGGTTGACGCGGAATGGGCAAAGCTTACACTTTCGCGCGCGCGCGAGCGGGTGTATGGTGTATTCACGTAGGTGGACCCACTAGATACGGGGGCGCGTGATGCAGGCAGCGAACCAGAGCCTTACCCCGGCGGAGTCGTCCGTGCTCCGCCACCTGTGCGGCGGGGGATCGCCGAGCAACAAGATGATCGCCGTGCGGATAGGCTGTTCTGAGCGGACGGTGGAGGCGCACATTCGGGCGGCATCGCACAAGCTGGGGGTGGCTGGCCGTGTCGGGCTTGCCGTGTGGGCTGTGAGGAACCTGCCCGCTGAGCAGGTGGCCGCATGAGCCGCCGATCCAAGCGCCCCAAGGCGCAGCGCACTGGCTGCCCCATTGCCGACTTGAGGGCGATGCGTCCGGACGACAAGGACCGGCCGGCGCTTGCCGCCAAGGTCGTGGGGATGATGCGGTCAGGCGTCTACGGCCACGAGGACGGGGTGCCCGTGCTGCTCACCCAAGCGCAGCGCATCGCCGCCTCTGACGCCCTGACCCCGGCGGACTGGCGGGCCAGCCAGCCGAGTGCCGATGCCGCCGAGCGGTGGACGGACGGCCAGCCGAACACGGTCACGTCACGCCCCACCATCTGCCGAGAGGCGCTGACGGTGAAGCGCGCGGCCACGCTGGACAACCGCGGCTGGGTCTGGAACGCCGAAGTCGTCCGCCTCCACCTCGCCGAAGCCATGGACACGATGCGCCGGATGCGGTTCCCGGCCAACGAGGTCCCGTCCACGAAAGTCGCGGCGTGCATCGAGTTCGCCAGGACGCGGGCGGAGTTGGAAGCGCTCATGCTGGACTGGCTTGGCGACGTGAAGGCTCTGGTAGCCGCACCAACGCCCAAGGAGTTGCGCAGCCTAGACGAGACGCTTCCCTGGCTCTACGCCGTGACCGATTGGCGGCACCGCATCGTCGCCTCGCTCCGCGCCTCCGGCATGAGCTGGAGATCCGTGGCGGCGAAGGTCAATCACGAGATCGCCCGCCGCACTGGCGGTGAAGGGATCAGCTATGAGACGGCAAGGCGCTGGGAAGAGAAGGCGGTTGACCAGATCGTGAAGGCGCTGAACTCGAAACGCCACGCTGCGGCCTAGGTGAAATCACCTACGTGATTTTTCCTTGTGACAACTTGAGGCGGTTTAGGGCATACAGTTAGATATGATTTCGCGACACGCCCGCACGGTGAACTCCGGCGCGGGCGTGTCTGCATCTGGAAACATCTTTCCGAGATACCGCAGGCATCGCGTCTGGCTCCCCCCGCCAATCCTCCGTCCCCCGCGCGTTTGCCTGCGGTACCCCTACAGGGCCACCGGCCTGGAGGCCCCCATGACCCATGACAGCGACTTACGCCGCGTCCCGCCGATTGGGGCGTGTGATGCCGCCGCCTGAGGTGAGCTTAGTGGCCGCGCATCCACCACCCCAGCTCGTAGAGACGACGGAGCAGCCGGATAACCGGTGGGTGGGGACGGCGGAGAAGGTGTGGGCCACCACGCACCCGGTCAACCAAGGGCTCGCCATCGTCGGCGTTGTCGTCTTCAGCGTCGCTCTGATCCGGGCTGCTGCGCCGAAGCTGGAAACGCTGCTGCGCATCTGGAAAGGGCAGGGCGACAAAGGGACAGCAGATGTCCCGGCGCAGCCCTTCACCCCGCCGCCCGAGCCCACGGAAGCCGACAAGCGGATGGACCAGCTCCTGGCCGTGACGCAGGACATGGCCCGCAAGCTCCAGAAGGTCGAGCAAGGAGTGCACAACGTCTCCGCTGAGGTGTCAGTCCTCGACAAGCGCATAGGCCGCATCGAGGACCGCTTAACGAGCGCAGTGACCAGGGAAGAGATGCGGATAGCCCTGGATTTAGTCAGTGAGCTTGCCAAGGCCCGCTGAGCGCAACCGACGCGAGCGGCTTTTCGGCGCCTTCCGGGTATCGGCCCGGTGATTTTCGACACTTTCGCAGACCTTGAGTTGAGCCACTCGCAATTTTGAGGGCTGACGCCATGGCAATCCGCTGTGCTGAAACGTGCCTCGACGGGGAATGCACCTGCCGCCCCTCTTCCCACGATGACGAGATGGCCCGCGTGGATGCGATGAGCCGGGGCCGCCGTGCCGATGCGATCCGCGCCGAGACAAACGCCGCGATGGATGGCCGGGATTTCCCGTTGAGGGATCGTCTTGACGAACTTGCTGTGCAGGCCACCGAACTCGCGAGGCTGTCATGAAGACGCTGAGCCAATCCCTGGAAGACGCCACGCGCATCATCGGCAGCTTACACCCGCCGGGCCGCGGCGCCACCGCCTTCTCGGACAGTCCTTGGTCAGTACACAGCATCATCCCTGATGGCTGGGTCGGCATGGTGCTGGACGACACGGACGACGAACTGGTCTCGGTTGATACGTCATCGGCGAACGGCGACATTACCCTGCATGGCAATGGCCGTGTGGTCGTGGTCCCCTCCCGCTGGCCCGGTGGGATAGGCGAGGAACCGTTGATGGGGGAGCCGGCATGAGCGACGACACCAATCTGGTTGGCCTGCTGTCGGTCGCCCCTGAGATGCTGTGCGACCTGATCGGCATTGAGCCGGGGCATCGCGTCATCGGAACCGCCATCGCTGCGGACGGAAGCGTAGAGCTTACCATCGCCGGCCCGAGCATGCCGCCGATGGAAGACGGCGTGGCGAAGCGCGTTCGCATGCTGTGCACCGGGCACGCATCGGTGACGGCCCGCTGGGAACACGCTCCCGACAAGGAATGGGTCGCTCGCCCGTGACCCTCTCCCTCCTCATCCTCTCCACCACCTCCCTCCTGGCTATAGCCGCTGCTCTCATCGTCGCTCGGAGGTAACGGTATGGTCGGCGGAACGTACCTAGAACGCCCGCATCGGAAGTGGTAGAAAAGAAGCGGGCCGACACGCTGTTGGAGCAGCGCCGCCGGCCCTAACCACAACCGATGTTGGAGCATCGACGATGGCTGATGCCACGGTACAGCAAGCCACCAAGGTTTGCACGAAGTGCGGCGCTGAGAAGCCGGCGACGCTAGACAACTTCCACAGGCACAAGCTTGGAAAGTATGGCCTGAACCCCGTGTGCAAGCCGTGCCTCCTTGCCTCTCATGCGGAGCGACGCACTAGGCCCGAGAACAAGGCGCGGATGCAGGCATGGCGCGACGCCAACAAGGACTACGTGAAGGCGTACAACGCCGAGTACCGGAAGGACCACAAGTCCACGGAGTATGTGGCGGCGTGGCGGGCGAAGAACCTGGACCATGCGCGGGTCAAGGTGGCTGCGTATCAGAGGATGAGGCGCGCGACTGACCCGGCCTACCGCATGAAGTGCCGCCTGTCCGCTCGCTTGAACGCGATGCTGAAGGACAAAGGCGGTCGCAAGGCGGAAGAGCTGCTGGGCTTCACCAGAGACCAACTGATGCGTCACCTTGAACGCCAGTTCACGAAGGGCATGTCGTGGGAAGCGTTCAGCCGCGGCGAAATCCACATTGACCACATCGTGCCGGTATCGGCTTTCAACATCACGAGCGTGGATGACCCGGACTTCAAGGTGTGCTGGGCGCTGACCAACCTGCGGCCGATGTGGAAGGTCGACAACATCAAGAAGGGCGGCAAGCGCCTGCATCTGCTGTAGCGGATCGCATGAGGGCTGGCCGGTAGGTGTGAGATGACGGCCAGTTCCTACTACCAGTCGCCGCACTGGAAAGCCCTGAAGCTTGAGGCGCTGAAGCGCGACAAGTTCCGCTGCACGGTGCCCGGCTGCGGTGCCACGCGCGCCACGTCACGGCTGACGGTGGATCACATAGAGCCGAGGCCAAGAGGCGAGGCGGAGCCGACCGACAAGGACGTGCTGCCCAATCTCCGGACACTATGCAAGACGCACGATAATCAGGTCATGCAGAACAGCGACGGACGGCGGCGCGGTGGCGGGAGCTTCACTGTCGGTGGGTGTGATGAGGACGGCTTCCCCATCGATCCAAGCCATCCGTGGAGAAGGGGGCGATAGCGCATGCAGATCGGCCGCATCGAAGGCGCAACCCGCGTGCTGGGCAAGTCGCAAGGATACCTTGGGCTGCCGCTGCGTGACGAAGTGATAGACTGCCCTGTCAACGGGGCGAAGACGCCTTGCATGGTCACGGCTTGGACGCCGACGCCAGATGAGATCGAGCGCATGGTGTCAGGGGCTCCAGTGTACCTTCGAGTGCTTGGGGTGTCGCACCCTCCAGTGATGCTGACGGTTGGCGATGCGCCAGAGGGCTGACACCCCCCATACCGGGTCGCATCTTTGGGCCGATTTGGGGTGGTGACCGGTCCAGGGTTGAATTTTCCCGCGCAACACAAACCAAGAGGGGGTCTATCGGCCAGTAGCCGAGAACCCCGCATCAATGTTGGAGTATTGCCCGATGACATACGGTGTCATTTCGGGCGGCGGTGCTGACATCGCTGAGCCCGATTGGGAGCGGCTTATCCCCGATCCCGAAAACCCTGAGCTGGCGCTGAACGATTGGCGTGAGGTGGCTCATCAGGAATGGCTGCGTGTCACATCCGCTCTCCGTGAGGCCGGAACGCTGGCCCCTGAGAACCGCCACCAACTCCAACGGCTGGTACTCGCCTACGTCCGCTTTGACATCGCCGCGGCGCAAGTGATGCGGATGGGGGCGGTGAAGCTGTCCACCAAAAAGGTGCCGATGCTGAACATGTGGCAGGTGGAAATGCGCGCCGCTGATGGCGATGCCACCACCGCCGAAATGGAGCTTGGCATCACCCCACGGCGCCGCGGCGCGGTCACTAAGGTCAACCGTCAGCAGAAGCGAGCGAGCAAGGCCGATGCGTACCTCGTCAAGAAAGCCTGATGGTCCGTTCGACCCTGTAACCGCGTGGGCGCGTGATGTGGTGGATGGCAAGATCACGGCAGGACTGACGACGATAGGGGCGGCTGAGCGGCATCTGCGGGACCTGAAGGACGGCCCGAAGCGCGGTCTTCATTGGGACCTGAATGCTGCGCTGCATGTGGTCAACTGGTATCCAACCATGTTGACGATCACGGCCGGCGCGAAGGCCGGGGAACCGTTCCATCTGTTGCCCCCACACATGTTCGCCACCGGTTCGTTGTTTGGCTGGAAGCGCGACGATGGTCGCCGCCGGTTCCGAACGTTCTGGTTCGAGACGGGAAAGGGACAGGCCAAGTCCCCGTGGATGGCAGCGACTGGCTTGTACATGATGCGCTTCTGCGGCATCCCTCGGTTCGAGGGCTACGCAGTCGCCGGAACGGAAAACCAGTCCGGTATCGTCCTCGGCGATGCAGCGGCGCTGTGCCGGGCCAGAGTGCCGGATGAAGAGCAGACGCTAGAGCAATATGCCGGCTACCAACTCCGTGGCACAGGAGACCTGACGTGGCAGATTGAATGGGATGGCAGCGACGAAGGCTTGGGCATCTGCAAGTTCCGCAACGTGTCCAGCGGTTCGAGCATCAGCGGGCCGCGCCCGTCCTTGGTGGCCGGTGACGAGATCCACGAATGGGACGACCCGTCGATCCTGGAGATGTGGACGGCGGCCATCATGAAGATGCCGGGAGATCCGCTCATGTTGCTGGGGACCAACACCCCGGCGTCTGACCAGATCATCGGTACGGAGCAGTCCGACTACTACACGATGGTCGCCAAGGGTGAGTTCCAAGACGACGCCTCGCTGGCCCTGATCTGCACATGTGACGAAGGAGACGACCCGCTCGCCGATGAAACGGTGTGGCGCAAGGCACTACCCGCGCTGGACATCACCTATCCGGCGGCCAACGTCCGGGACGAGGTGGCGAAGGCGCAGGGTTTGCCGGGCAAGGCGACGACGCTCAAGCGCTTGTTCTTCGGCTTCCGCATCGGCGTGGCGGATGGATGGATCGACCTCGACTTGTGGCAGTCCTCGCTTGGTGTGCTGGATGAGGACGAGCTTGCCGGGCTGCCGTGCTGGCTCGGTCTTGACCTGTCCAGCCGGAAAGACCTGACCGCCCTTTCGGCTGTGTGGGAGCGGCCTGACGGCCATCTGTTGGCCCGCATCTACTACTGGACGCCCGGCGCAACCATCATGCAGCGGGAGAAGGTTGACAGGGCGCCGTACACGCAGTGGCGGGACAAAGGTTTT